TTATTGTCTGCAAAAACTTCCATATGATTCACAACGAACTACTCGACGTGTTCTACAGTTATATACAACAATACAATCATCCGTCATGTCATGTGCAAATCAAATATTTGTTGCTGACTGAGCACGTCAGTTTTCTGCAAAACAATATATTAAACGTCTGCAAAATACTCGGCATTAATCGTCCAGATAAATCCAAATATATTCATCGTGTGATAGATTCGGATTTGCGGGAAGATATTTGTGCGAAAAACAAAAATGCAGCAGTGGCATTCACCCAGCGCATCAATCCATTAGTCTATGATTGCGGAAAATCGGGCAGAACACGGTTTTTTATTTCGGAAAAAGAGGGCATCAAATCCAATACGAAAAAACGAGTGCAAAACATCATGGAATATGTAGAGCCGGCCTATATTATGAATATCAAAGAGACTGAATCGTTTTCTATCATGAATGACGGTTCCGAAATACCCAAAGACAATTTCAATACGATTTGCAATAATATTATACAGGAAATGTTGCAACATCGGAAACTGTCGTTTATGCAATTTCGTGACACCATTTATGATATACTGGTGTATAATCTCGATGTGCCTGAATGTTTATGGTATGTGATTTATTATTTTATACAGCGGAAATTGTTGTCGAGCAAAGACATTGACGACATCATGGACAAGACGTTTGTCTTTTTGAAATACTACAACAACAATTATCGTCCGATATACCATTTAGAGAGTATGTTCTTCTATATCATAACAATTATACAAAACCATCAAAAATGAATTTTCTGGAGGCGTGTAATATATTAGAGATTGATGAATCGTATCGGAATCCATTGTGTCCAGACGAATTGAAAAAACAATACCGGCGCAAAATATTGCAATATCATCCCGACAAGAACCAATCCGAGAATGCGGCGGTGATGTTTCGAGAAATACGTAGCGCCTATGAATTGTTGAAAAATGCGGAGCAGTCTTCGGACGACGAAGGTGATATAGAAAATTATCAGACGCATTTGTTTTCGTTTTTGAAAAACATTTTCCCCATTGACGAATCCGCCATGCAAAACAAAATTTTCAAACTGATTGTGCAAAAGCTGGTGGATTGTTGCGAAACAAAGGCGGTTGATATTATGGAAAAAATGGACAAGAACTTGTTGGTGAAAATATATGGCGTGTTTGCGAATTATAAGGATGTCTTTCATTTTTCCGGGGATTTTTTGCAAAAAGTGGAACAAGTCATTGCGCGCAAAACCCAGAAAGACGAATGCGTTATCGTGAATCCGGATTTAGACGATTTGTGGGAGAACAATTTATATAAGCTGGTGGATGGCGACGACGTGTTTTTAATACCCCTATGGCACCATGAACTCGTCTATGACAAGAATGGGTCAGATTTATATGTTCGTGTCATACCCGTGTTGCCGGACAATATATCCATTGATGCAGACAACAATATTCATGTATATTTGAAGTATACACTAGCAGAATTATGGAAAATGGACCGGCTGGAAGTGGCTGTGGGCAAACGGAAATTTACATGTATGAGAGAACAGTTGTTTATGAAATCGCATCAAACACTAAATATCTATAGGCAAGGTATTACACAAATCAATGACAAAAATACGCTAGATGTATCGCGGCAAGGTGATATAGTATTACACGTGGAAATAGAATAAAATTGAATGATAGTGTAATAGATGTCTTATTTTCAAAAAGAACGAAAAATGGATGATATTATTTCAAAAACAATACCATCGGCCACAATTGTGCATAGGTATAATGACCGGCATACACTGGTGAAATGCTCGGTAAAAGACCTTGTGATGTGTAATCATATCGATAACTGGGAATTCAATCGACCACCCGACATGCATCGCTGTGTTGCAATTGCTGACTATATTTATGACACAAAACCGGCGCTTGACTGGATGATATATCTAGTATATGATGGAAAACTAAAAATCATAGACGGATTACACCGATATTCGGCGCTAGTTCACCTATGGCGCGAAAATCACAAGACGGTGGATTTTATTACACCCAGTAAATATGGATGTAATGGAGATGCGGTATGGTTATACTCGAGAGAAATATTCCTAAGTATTCGTATCAATCATTCCATGGGTGAAATCGTCGATGTATTTCAATCACTCAACAAAAGCAATCCCATTCCAGAACTTTATATGGACAATAGTGATTCGGCGAAGCGTGAAATTATCGAATCCATTGTCGCAGAATGGCAACAAAAATTCAAATCGCATTTTACAGTGACATCCAAACCCAATATTCCAAACATCAATCGTGACCGATTTATCGATTTGTTAGATAAATTATATCAAAAATACAATATAACACGAAACACCGCGCATGTATTGTCTGATAAATTATACGAAACGAATCATTACATTCGAAATAATATTCCGAAAAAAATAACGGAAACGGCTTTGACAAAATGCCGCGAAACGAATTGCTATTTATTTCTAGTGAAAAAAGAAATATTAGAAAATATGATTTAAATTTTATTTGATATACTTACATAAATCATGTTAGTATGTATATGTAAGTATTGTTGTGGCATTAAAATTGTCCCGATTGACAAACCGTCTAAATTGCGGAAAAAACCATCTGCTATGAATCGACCTAAAAAATTGAGCAGATTTATGATTCTTAGCATGTTTATGGGTAAAAAATGACACAAGTCATATTTTTATCTTTTTGTTTATCTTTTTAGTTTTCAATGTAATAATCAAATTCACAGTTGCATAATATATTGTGAGGTGTCCAGGTAGATGTATACTGTGACCAGTAATTTCCGCAAAATCGGCAATTGACACCTTGAAGTCCAATCTCATCATCATTGGCGCGAAATCCCCAGTGTTCGATTTCATCTGGGTCCCCATCTTCGTATTCAAATCCGTTTTTTCGCGAAGATATTGCAAAATCAATCGTCTGCACAATATAGTATTTCATGCGTTTTGTGAATGTTATTTGTGCAAATGTTTTCACGTCATAGAATATATAGCTTTTTATAATTTCAACAACATCGTAACATAGGGGTAATTGATTGACGAGGAATTTTTTGATGTGCTTTTTCATTTCTTTGCAATTGCGATCGGATTTTATTTGTTTTTTCTCCATCAAGACGGTCAATATTTTCGAGCGGTTTTCTAAGAGGCTCTGTTCTTCATATGCAACATACAATGTTAAATATGTTGTCTGCAAATATTGTAATCTTTTAAGTGACCCTTTTATCTTTTCTCCCTCTTGCAAGTAGATTTTCCCAGTGTCTATTAATTCTTGGAATTTGTTAAAAGTGGTCTTTGCAAAAACGGGAAACGAGCCATAGCCTACATAGGCTTGCTTTAATTTATCAAAATGGAAAATGATATACTCCATTACTTCTAAGGCATGCTTTAATTTGTCTCTCTTACTTTTGGCATGATGAACTACATCCATCATGTCACGTAATGGCGTAAACACAATATGTGTTTTTGGAATAATTCTATTTAAACGGTTGCTTCTTCGTGTCATAATAATTGTGTGTGTGGCTATTCTTATACATATAAGAAAAAAGGCCCTTCAATTTTATGTAATATATAGTGGTAAAATTGAAACCCGTTATCGAGGTCACTCCATTGAACAACAAATCATGGAAACACAACAACCACCACCACCACAAATAGTCACATCACCTCTATTACACAATATACATGACCTATTGATGCGTAAATTAGAAGTCGAAGGAGAGCAAAAGATGAAATTGCTAGAACTAAAAGTCTATGACAATTACCCGCAAGAATATATCGATGAACTCGACAAAATTATTGCATCCGGAGAGCGCGAATTCGAGCGCGTCATGGGCCGTAAGATGACTGTCATGGAACGGCGAAAAATATATGGCTAAAGTGACATAAACATTTCGTGTCAAGTTATCTATCATGAAACAAACTGGTCTCGGTCGTTTTTTTTCGGGAACGGTGAGTGCTAAGATAGCGCCATCCGATATACCGAAAATAACAAATGAATCTGCCCATCGATTGTATTTTGATGGATGCAGCAAAGGAAACCCAGGGGCAGCGGGAGCAGGGGCAGTATTATATGAAGTTTGCAAAAACAATGTAACCGAAATATGGGCAAACAGTTGTTTTGTTGGGTCATCATCCACAAATAACGAGGCCGAATATTCTGGGTTAATTCTGGGGATGAAACAGGCTATACGAAAAGGAATTTGTGACATAGATATTTATGGCGACAGTCAGCTGGTCATCAAACAAATGCGCGGTGAATATGCGGTGAAAAGTATTGGATTATCGCAATTGTATGCACAAGCAAAGGAGCTCGAAAAAGGCTTTAACAAAGTGCGCTATATCCACGTCTATCGCCATTTGAATACAAGGGCCGACGAATTGTCGAATCTAGGATTGTTGCGAAAAAATTGAAAGGCTTTGTTATTGTCAATGCTCATAATATCCACACAAACAACCACTTACTACAAAATGACTTCGTTTGCTCCACACTTATTTGTTCGTAATATTTCGAAAAATGTTACGAAAGACTCTTTATGGGCCGTCTTTTCCAATTTAGGATTCGGAGTCATAGACAATATTGTTGTGAAACCGCGCTCCGAAAAAAACAACGCCATTGTGTATTTTCAACAATGGGACATGGATGAAACCACGCTTACCCGCAACATGCTTCGAGAAGGTCGTGCCTTATCTATTACACACGAAGAAGATGGGTCTGTATGGAAGGTAAGTGCCTACGACGAGATGCGATGCGGAAGCGTTCGCAGTTTTCCGGATATTTTGCCACAAAACGTCACAGACAATCGTTCCGAACGCCAGCGCAATTCTGGATTTGCCGATGATTTGTTAGACGATTTGCGTCGTAATTTGTTTCCTTTAGACAATATTACAAATGCGCCGATGAAAGCGACACAAAGCACGTCACTTTTATCGGACCAGGAACTAGATGATATTGTTATGAATATGATACCATTGTTTTTAGAAGAACCCGTTCCGCCCGTGGAAAACAACAATAATGTTCTCAAACCATTCGCCATTGATTACGGAGATGTTCGCATTCCACCAAAACGCCGCGTCATCAAACCATTGAAGAAGTAAAATACATAAAAATATGATAAAAATAATCACAAAAATCTATAAAAATAACCCTTGTTCGGGGGGTTATTTTTATTTGGACAAAATTGATTGAAAATCAATCAAATCATACTATTGCACTAAAACTCAAAATATTACTAAATCATGTCACTCGCAAAATGGATTCAACCCTATCAAGACTACCTGGAATTCGACTGGCTAGCCACCAATCCAAATCCGAAAGCAATCGGCTATGTAGACGAACATCTGGGACTCATCGAATGGAGCAATCTATGGTCAAATGCTAACGCCATGGAATTATTGAAAAAAAATATGGTGCATATCGATTGGAAACAAATTTGCCTAAATCCTCATCCCGATGCTTTAGGGCTTATCCGAGCCCATCACGAATATTATATAGAAAAATGGAATAAAAAACACCGACGAATCCCTTATGACATGATGCTCAGCTGGGACAACTTGTCACAAAATCCAGGTGCCGTGGAATTTCTAAAAGACTATCCCGTCAATATATTGTGGAGAATACAACAGCCACCCTATGACCCTCGCGAAGATGATTATGATTATCCCGGAAATCCTTATTTTGAAAGATTAGTTCCCGATTATGAAATCAACTGGAGTTATTTATCACAAAATCCGTCAGACAGTGCTATAGATATGTTATTGCAACATCCGAAAATGATTGATTGGTCCTACTTGTCAAGCAATACAAATATGCGTGCTATCGAATTGTTGTCTGAAAATGTGGATAAAATCGATTGGTATTGGGCTTCGGCGAATCCGAGCGCCATGGATTTGATTGAAGCAAATCTCGATAGGGTTGATTGGCGTCAATTGTGTAAAAATAAAAATGCGGTAGAATTGTTAGCCGAGCACACGATTGAAATCGACTGGCCCTACCTGTGTGCGAATCCGAATGCGATTGGATTACTAGAACAATATATGTCGAAAATCGACTGGCGGTGGTTATGCAAAAACCCGAATGGCGGTCCATTGCTGGAGAAAAATATTGAAAAAGAATTTGAAAAAATGGACTGGCGGTGGTTGTCGGCGAACCCTTGTATCTGGGAATAGGGGGAAACATCTTTTATCATTGTAAATGTGTAGCGAATGTATTTTTTATTCAGGTGGCAACATGGTGCCCGAATTCATATGTGGCAACATAGTATTAGAACTTGTCGTGTCCGTAAAGGAATAGCCTTGCTCCGCACAATAATCGAAATCCCACGTGTCATAGGTATACGGTAAATCATTTGTCCAGGGGTGAATGAAATCGTAAAACTCCTGATTCGTATATGTATCGCCGGTGTTCAAGAAGCCCGAAAATTCAAGGACATCATTCGCTAAATGTCCCGAACAAATGGTATCCATCGTGCAAGTCGGCAAGGTCAAATCGCCCGAACCCGCCACTTTTGACCAGTCACAAACCCCATTCAAATAGGCCGCCCCCGATGCTTTGTTATATTCCGTAAATGCCCAGGTTTCATCGAAATTCGTAATCGTCCCTTGCGAAATCATAATGCGTTTTGCGCCTAACAACCGTTCGATTTGTCCATGCAAAGGCCAGAAGGAAGGGTCAATCGCCGCCGCTGACGAAAACATTTCCCCCGCTATACCCGGGTCTTCCACTGCTCGTAACACTTTCAAAAAAAGTTCGTCGTCCGCATTTTCCAGTTCTTTTTCTAGTGCATAATAGACATTCGTATCCTTCAAAATATATTCCGCACCATAGGTATCGATATATTGTTGTGGCACGGAGCATTTGCACAGCGACCCTAACTCGCAAGAATCGGGACATCGAGTATAACCCATACGCCACAACACTTTGAAAAAAAGGAGTTTGTCGGGTTTTTGTACCATAGAAATGTCGGGGTCGTCAAACAAGTTCCCGTCGCCCCAGGCTCCGCCGATTAAAATATGCACCGGTCCATGCGTCGCACCATTTGAACAATCATTGATATCGGCTAAAGAATCACTCTGAAAACATGATTGCAGAGTCTGGCAGGTAGGCATGGAACCGTATTGTGTCATACCGTATGTTTGATTGTGTCGTCCCAAAGCCTTGACGGGATTGTTGTTCCAAGGACTGCGCATGTGGCCGAAGGCATTCACATAGGGATTAAGCGACCCCGTGTCGGGAATACTCCACAATGTATAGGGGTCGCCGTCGGGGACGGTGATGCCGGCCCATTTGCCTCCATCATTGATGGCGTGATTTTTGTTGGTTGGGCTCGATTCGCCGAACCAGTCTGCCCAAAAAATGGGGGATTCGGACCAGGTGTCGTACAAATAAGTGTCCATACCATATTCCCAGTAGGCGGCGGCGACTTCGGGGTGCACCGACTGTAGACTTTGTTCGAATTCGAGTGTGAAGGCCATGTGGTGGGTAATAATACCAGCACCATCATGCCAGTGGTCGCAATCGCTCGTGCCCGCACCCGACAAATGTTTATAGGAGAAATATTCGGCGGAATGGAATTTCGAACCATAGATGCTTTGTCCGGTGGTCTCGTCGAGCGAATAGATTTGTTCCAGGGCATCGAAATAGAGCTCGCGGTCGGCATCGGTCAATGACCGGATTTCACGGCGAACGTATTTCACAGCCGCAGTAAATGTCTGTGTATACGCGGTCGGGCTACTCAGAGACGGCGAGAGTGTGTTTATTAGACGACGTCCGGGGTTTTGTGTAATAGTAATGGTGCAATTATATACGCCGGTATTGTTTAGCATCACCTGGATATCGGAGCCTGAATAGGCCTGCCCGGCGAAATCCCAGGTGACGGTGTAGAGTGCTACATCCATTTCTTTGTCGCCTAATAAAAACGAATCGATGGCCACATTTTGTGTGCGATGGGGTTCCAGGACCATATCCCACGGCAAATCGGCTAAAGTAGTCAGGATACCATAATCGGGGGAAGATGCCGACATTGTAATCGTGAATACGTCATTTTCCGCGAAATTCGTTGAATGGAGAACAGTCTTGGTAAGGTCGGTGCGGCTAGCAATCATATAAAACGATACAAGCACGGCTAAGCCGATGATGCATTTCGACAATAATTTGAAAAAAGTCGAGGGATATTTGTGGTGGGATTTCGACGTTGAAAATGGTTGTTCAATCGAATCATAATTGGAATACATGGTTACAGTAGATGGATAAATATTTCTATATCACTTCGTAAAAAATTGAAAGGCCAATTATCGTAGTAATGAATACTACAAAAACAAAATGCAAAAATCACTTGAAACCGTGTGCTTACAAAAACTAGAAAATCGACCTTTTGTCCAGATGATTCAGATTCGTGGACCGGAAGGGGGAATCAAATGCGTCATGGCTACTATTGCTCGAATTCGCAACGCGGAACATCCCATTATGATGGAATATGGTTGGTATGAAGATACACAAATAAAATATAAAAATGGAAACGCACAAACAGTGTCATATGTGAATTACTTAGTATTATACAAAAATGATGATATAGAAGACCAACATGAAATCTATGGTTACCGAGCATGTATGGATGGATTTCATTGCAAACACAATGCACATGGAAAAATGGAGCGTTTTGAATTGTGTGATAGTTATGCTGGACATATGTCGGCGTATCGATATTTATCGCATATTGCCGGGAGTCCATTGTATGAATTCGAAGAACCTTTAGAAACGTATTATGGATTTAAACCAAAAGAATATAGTAGTGTCTATGCATAGATTTGTAGTTCTCGTATTGGAATGTGCATGGTAAAAAAGAGGGACTATGATCCATCTTTTTTATGGAATGGCGTTTATTGTTTGGTCGTAAGTAGTTTGTGCCATAGCTCGGCAAATTCGTCTTTGGTTTGGTGTGATAGTATGATTTGTTGTTGGGTTTCGATAAAGGTGGGTATTTTTGTTTGCAAATAGCTCAAGACGATGGAGTTCTCTAAGACTTCGCCTAACAGGGTTGATAGATTGTTGACATTGGTGTCGGTGATGGCCGATTTGATTTGAGTGTATAACTGTTTTGCTCGATGCACGTCGGCATAGATTTCTTTTTGCACAGTTTCAGGCAAGTTTGTGATTTGTTCTTGAATCGTCATGTTGTTGATGGTGGATATGTATTAGATGGAACGGGAAAAGGTATTTCAATTTTGGGGTAATGAGAACCTGACAAAAACCTTCGATTTTGCAGGGTTTTGGATGCACAAGTTCTCAACACTGTCCAAAAAGAAATGGGAAAAACAATTAGAGAGCTCGCGTGTATATATGTATCATAGTGATGTTTGCATACTTATTATTGATTGGATGCTGGATGTGTATGGTTGATGGGTATCGTTCGATTCCCATGTTGTCTGAATCACAGATTTCTATGGTTCGTAACATATTCAAGGGGGATGATGAGAACTTGAAGGTAGAAACGCGTGCTATATTGGCATATCATTATATGCCATGGGTCCATCGTTTTTGTGGCGATTTTGCGCAAAAACACCGGGTGATGGGTGACAAGGTTCTCGTCAATGAATTGTATCAATCGGGCTATCTGGGTTTTATGGAAAGTTTAGAGAACTACAATGGCGCAGTCAAAATACCCTATTATTCGGGGAAATATATTCATGGCCGGTTGTGCAAAGTGATGCGCTTACGCGGTCAATTGCGAACCTATGAACTGGTATCGTATGCACAGCGATGGAAACTCGAATATGGGGGTCTTATGGGACATGGTGATGAGAACCTGGTTTCAAAAATAAAGGCAATTATGATGGATGCGCCGACCGAGTATAAACAATGGTTTTTTGCGCGCTATGATTGCGAAACATTAAAGCCGCGGGGGTCGGTGATGGATACGTGTAATAGGATGAATTGTAGTCATGAAACCTATCGTCGAAAAATGAAAAAAATAAATCAATATGTGCGTGAAAAAATGAGAACTTGTTAGATAGTTGGTGTTATAGAATTCTATAACATCAAAAATGATTCATTACAAAGAATAAACTACTATACGCTAACTGTTTGTGATTTAGACCTTCTTCTTGACTACTTTCTTGACGGCTGGTTTGACTTCTTCTGCTGGTGCTACGACTGGTTCTGGTGCGACTTCAACTGCGGCTGGTGCTACTTTCTTGACGACCTTCTTGACAGGTGCTGCCTTGACTTCTTCTACGACGACTGGTTTAGGAGGCTCTTCCTCTTCTTCGTCACTGTCTTCGACGACAGTTGATTGTGTTTGTGGTGCTGATGCTGGTTCCTCGGTTTCAGAACCCTCGTCTTCGTTGATTGGTTGGGTCTCTAATGCATCGCGGTCTTCGACGGACAATTGAATGTGGCATTTGCCATAGACACTTACGACTTCACGTGGCTTGACAACGCATTGGATTAGCTTCCATGTTAATCCCCATCCTTTTCCACCTATCCAGATGCCACCGCATTGTAATACGCATGCGACTTGTGATTGTTTTGGAACGAAATCGACAGGTGTTAAATTGTCGTTCGAGCAAGGGAAGATTAGATTGGATTTGGTGTCGTAGATTTCAACGCCCCATTTGCCATCATAATATGGAACTTTAGCGCGAATGGATGGTGGTTTAGATGTATCGATTTTCTTGGTATCCTTGTTCTTAGAGTATTTCAAGAATGGGAAGAAGGTGTGCTTGGCGACTTCGCGAGACATTTCTTCGCCCCACCATAATTCACTGTTGACAACGGCATCGTCTAATATTTGATTTTCAAAGTCTTTTAATTTTTGTAAGAAGGTATTGGTGGCTGGTGTAGCATATTCGGAGTTTGGTAAGTTTAATGAAATACTGAATTTTCCATCGGATTCGCCCTTTTCATCGACATAGTCGGCAATACCCCATGTCATTAATAGAGGAGTGGAAATATGTAGGGAACGATTGGTTTGTTTGCTAATCATACTGATTGATTTGCCACCACGGTCATTGATTTTTGGGGCCATGTATTTGATTTGGGCAGGAACCCATTCATTGGAGTTTAATACGACTGGTTTTGACATTTTCGAGATTGGTTTAGTGTTGGTTTGTAAGAGCTGTGTGAGAATTAGTAAGTGTGCTTGTTGAGCGGGTGTTGTAATTGTTGTTGTCGTTAGACACAATCAATTTTCTGTGCATTTTTATTTGGAAATCATCGATTTTTTGATGTTTTCATGCAAGACTTCGAATAGCTTTGTGTAATAGAATTATGTATATTGTCTCGATAATATATATAGAAAAACAACAATAATACAAGATATAATGAACGTGTTCTCAAAACCAGTCTGCGAAGATTCGCAAATAGGATATATTGAATATTATAAAAAGCGACCCGACCTCGCAAAATATAAATTACCACAACTCAAAGCATTAGCAAAGCATCATAAACTCCATGTATCGGGAGCAAAGCCATTATTATTAGAGCGTGTTCTCGATTATTTCAAGAAATGTAAAAGTGCAAATATGATTCAGGCGCGATTTCGCGGACATATGGTAAGGTTCTCTTTTCGTATTCGCGGACCGGCCTTTCGCAAACGGGCGGATTGTGTGAATGATACGGATTTTATCACCCTGGACCCATTAGACGAAATCGAATGGCACGACTTTTATAGTTATACTGACGAAAAGGGCTTCACGTATGGATTTAGCATCAGTTCTCTGATTTCACTCTTTAAACAAAAGGGAAAACTCATCAATCCCTATAACCGCGAGAAAATCGACTTTTTGCACATGAACGAAATCTTCACGCTCTACAAAATCAACGCCATGATGTTGCCATCAAAACCGACTCCTCCTGTAGTGCAACCTAAACCCGTGATTCCACCACCTCGCGCCCGCCCAACAATCATCATCCCCGTTGTGTCGGATGTAGAGAACAATGTGATTGTCATGCCATCACAAAACAATACTATTACACATGAGAACCGAGAACTTGCACAAAGAATGCGTGAAATACAAGAAAAACCAGTGGAAACGCGTATTCAAGAATTGTTTATGGAAATTGACCAGCTTGGTAATTATACGCAAGCTTCGTGGTTCTCGAATTTGACCGTTCACGACTATATGAGATATTACCGGTATTTAAATGATATATGGAGATATAGGGGTCAATTGTCGTATGAAACAAAACGGCGAATTTGCAGTTTGCAAGACCCTTTTCCGAACATGGTGAGAACAAGCGATTTAATTACTCGAGAAGAGATACAAAGTCGATGTTTGTATGCAATGGAACATATGGTATATACAGGGGTCGATAATGAGTATCGAAAAATAGGGGCACTGCATGTTCTCTCCGTCATGACGATTGTGTCTGCACCTGCGCGCCAGTCCATGACGTGGTTATATGAATCATTGGTGTATTAAGAGTGATGACCAACGAATCAATAGTATTTTTCCGAATAATATTGATATGATTTGTTTCCAGGTGAGAACAAATATAGCTTTGCACAAATATATTGCCTGGGAGAACTTCGTTGTTCAAGGGCGATTTATTGTGCAAAAAGGTATCATGTTCATTCTTTATGGAACTGGACCGAGTGCAAAGGTTTAGCAAAAACATTTTGAAGATTATTTAGGAAAAACGTTTTGAGGATTATTTAGGAAAAACATAATTTAGGAAAATTCAACTGCGCTCATCGTGTCATTTAGGCGCCTGATAAATATATTTGCGTTAAAGCACTTAAAAAAGAAGCGCATACTAGTATATACTTCCATAGAATGGTAAGAGCAACTAAAGCCGAAAAGCAAACCGCAACCCCAGCCACCAAGCCAGTTGAAAACGTAGTCGTTGAAGCTGCCCCAGCCAAAAAGACCACCACTAAAAAGGTCAAGGCCACTGAAGCCGCTGCCCCAGCACCAGTAGTTGCTGCTCCAGTTGAGCCAGTTGTCACTGAGTCTACCGAATCATCTGACAATACCATCTTCACTAAATTAGCCGAATATGGTGCAAAGATTCAACAAGTATCTAACTTACTATCCACTTTAAAGAGTGATTACAAGACTCTTGAGAAGACCATTACCCGCGAGTTAAAGGCTGCTCAAAAATCATCTTCCCGCAGAAAGAAGACCGCCTCCGGAAACAGAGCACCATCTGGTTTTGTTAAGCCAACCCGTATCAGTGACGAGCTTGCTAAGTTCTTAGGCAAGACTGCCGGCACTGAAATGGCCAGAACCGAAGTCAGTAAGGAAATCAACACTTACATCAACGACAACAAGTTAAAGGATGCCAAGAACGGTCGTATCATCCACCCAGATAGTAAATTATCTGTCCTTCTTAACATCAAGAACGGTGACGAGTTAACCTACTTTAACTTACAAAAATACATGAAGCATCACTTCATCAAGGCCCCTGTAGCAACCGCCTAAACCTCTATCAAAATAAAATCCATAAAAATTAGAAAAAGCATATATACCTAAAAATCCATAAAAATCTCAAACCCATAAAAAACAATAAAATCTCAAACCCATAAAAAACAATAAAAACGAGGCAACATGTCCGAGCGGTTAAGGAGATAGACTAGAAATCTATTACTCAATGAGTGCGCAGGTTCAAGTCCTGCTGTTGTCGAAAAAATTTTGCATAATTATTCATAACTATGTAAAACCACTTAAATATTTGTGCAATAATCATATATCATGGAAACCACTGCACATTCAGACTCTTCATTGGAAGAACGCGTTCGAAAATACGTCGTCGAGCATACACCGAAGCTCTATATTTTGACACCCTGTTTCGCTAGCATGTGTTTTGTGAATTACGTGGATTGTTTAATGAAAACCATAGATGTATTTCGATTGATGAATTTCCCAGTCGTCGTCGAATTTTGCAAAAACGACAGTCTCGTTTCGCGCGCCCGAAACAATCTGATTGCACGAGCTATGAGCGACCCAGACATGACACATGTGATTTTTATCGACAATGATATTACATGGAACCCCTTTGATATTTTGAAATTAGTCATTTCCGAGAAACCACTCGTCGGCGGAACATATCCTCTCAAAGCATACCAGTGGGACAAAATGTTGAATGCGGATGGGAAATTCGACCCGTCAAAAATGGAAGAATGGATACAGAAAAAAGACGCACACCCAATGCTGAAGGATTTGATTGAAGACAAACATATGATACAATACAACATGTTACGGTATAATATCAATTATTTGAGTAATGCATTGCAGATTCAGGGAAATCTAGCAAAAGTCCGTCATTTAGCAACCGGCTTTATGATGATTCAACGCGCCACGCTGGAAAAGATGATGAAATCCTTCCCCTCTACGAAATATACAGATGATGTGGGATTCTTGCGTGAAACCGAAAACTTTTTCGCTTATGCGCTCTTTGATTGTGGTGTGGAAGACGGGCATTATTTATCGGAAGACTGGATGTTTTGCAAACGATGGGCGAAAATGGGCGGAGATATCTGGCTCGACGTGAGTATTAATTTGATTCATACCGGAATTGAAGACTACCGGGGGTGTTATGTGGCGACAATTATTTAATCTCTTGATATAACCTATTATATCAAGGGAATATTCAAAACCAGACTTTTTTACGCGAAAGACAAATAATATATACATGTAATATAACTATGAGCAATGAAATAGATAGTAAAATAAATAAATTATGGGATGAAATACATAAGCCAAATACGAATAAAATAAATCAATATATACAGAGAATACATACCGGACAATATTCAATTATTGATGATTTTTACACTCAAATAGAACAAGACTTACGCAGATATATTGTATCTGCAAAATGGTACATAAACAATACGCAAAAAGATGTGGAAAATAATATTAGAACCATAGCAGATTCAATTGACGGAACACAAAATAAATGTATCGCGTTGTATAATTTATTTTATAACACATGTAATGAAATATACAAAATGAATGACTTAGATTTGCTATGTATGCAGATCATGATATTATTAGAAGACAATGAGTCAAATTATTTTCGAGAAGAGTACGAAAAACAAAATAGAACGAAACAAGATTATGTATTAAATGTCACATATGAAAATCCAAATATTCATATATATGTCACCTCCAATGAAATTGAAATAAAGAAACAAATCACATATCATATTCATTATGTATATACCGGTGATAATGCTATAGATAACCCATCAACCGAAATAATAAAAAAACAAAAATATTATACCTACAAATTAGTAAGTCAAGAAATAATGAATTATTTATACAATGCTTTATCATCTATTCAAGAAAAGGCATTTTATTATATTATGAATAAGAAACAAATGAGTCAAACGGATAATCCTGTTGAAAAAATCGGAATGATTCGTAAAACAAAAAATCCTGAATATTGTAATATAGATTTCACAGACGAAATAAGCAAATACGAAGGCACTATGACAAAATCTACGGGCAAAGCGCTAATAAAATCTTTTACCGGTCCATTGATAACGCGTTTCAAAGCATTTATAAATGGATTAATAGCAAATAATCATTTTGATAATTATCATTATGAAACTGTAGTAAAAAAATTACTAGTATTTGACGATACAGAATTACAAAAAATATACAACAAATATGAAAAAATATTTGCAAACAAAATGCCCATGATAACAATGCAGGACCAAACACAAAATTCAAATGCATGCTCACAATTATTTGTGAGAACTTTTTCGAATACGCAAGACGAAACTGCGTTTTTATGCTATTGCATTTTATTATATGATTACTATGACA